GGTTATCGGACCTGATCGCTGTCAAGCAGCACTATTTTGTTGAGGCCTCCGAACGACGTGTCGTCTTCGGCCCGTCGAAGGAATTAATCTCAGGATAGTCACTTCCATCGATCTCGTCTGCGTAACCACTTTACAATGGTCAGCCTGGGTCATAAGCATCTAACGACTCAAGTACATCAAGGATACACCTTAGGACTGGTAGATAATCTCTACTTCGCTTTCGCAGTGAGAAGCTAAGCTTCTCCGCAGAGCCTTTTCTTTGGTTTTCTTGATTACGCTAGTCGCGCGTGTCAAGACCTATCAAGGTTAGGACTTACCTAGACGTGCCTTTCGGCACTTGTTTCAGCCTCTCACGAAGCTTACTTCTACGGCGTACTTAACCGTATACCCTAATTGTTTCCCAAGGGTAAAAGGACCGGATAATGGTCACGGTAGACCGGTTAACATTACCGTATTGATTTCCCGCTTTCGAGGGTTGTCCAAGTCACCCTGAACACCACCAATAAGAGGTTTCCCTAATCTCGCTTAGGGTGGGCGTCTAGTCCTTAGCTTACCGAGTGCCTTTTGAGCAAGATACGCCCCGCGCGCCAGAGCCTAAGTAAGGCCGAACGCTTGGGTCCACCGAAATCTAGTCGATCTCGACGAGAGACCGTCCGTGCAGTTGGGAGAACCGCAAGGTCCTCCCGCACGGCGTTCACCGTATCCCATACCCCATCAAGGGTATCACTAGATAGTGGTTTTAGATCACGAACTCGGGCTTCACAACGGGCCAGGTCCCGCTCTATCCCGCGGAGAATATCACGCTCGAATATCCAGAACCAAAATTCCAGATAGGGCCCCGCAGCCAGATCCGGGGTTCGTCCGATTTCACTCGGGCGTTCCCAAGGAGTTCCGGCATGTAGGGGACCCTCAATCAAGCCTGATAGGCGCGCTTTCAGAGCAGCGAGACATGAATCCAGTAACCGTTGTTCAAAGGATTCCCGCATTGCCGCGAGAGCCCCCTCGCCTACAGTTCCAACTTCACCCGGACACGTTTGGCATAGCCAGTCTTGGGTTGACGGCAGTGCCCACAGAGATCCGGGCCGTGTTAGTAACACAGCGAGCCCCTGAAGACGGGATCTAGTCGTCAACACGGCTGGCAGCCGTGCCAACGTTCGATACCCATAACCTAGGAGCCGGGCCACCATCCTCAAGGTCTCCCTTAAGGGGCGGATACCGGCATGCACCAGGACCTGCTCCATGACACCAAGGTCCGCCTTAGCGACACCGAGGGCCAGGAGCGAGATCGCTGACACATCTCGGCCGGCGACGAAAGTTCGCTTTGCGAACTCGAATCCTCCGGTTGACGAAATCAACGATTTCGCGAGTCCATATTCTACCCCGATTTTCTCGAGGAGAATGAGGTAAGCCTCGGCTACTTCTTTGTCCGCTAAGACAATGTCGTCTCCAAGTAATGCGTAATCTAAGAACCACGTAACCTTCCGGTACACGCAAAATGCAGCATACTGCACTAGGAAATGGTGGGTTAGCGAGAAGGCCGCCCAGGAGGTTAGCGCCCCCATGGGCTGACCGGCTCCGTAACGGACATATCGCGGAGTCCCTTCGGGGACAGGGACTTTTGGAGCGATAAACCGAGGGACTCTATAGTCACGGTCGACCAGCAACCGCAACCACAGATCCGCCATCCTTGGCCCCAGCAGTAGGGCCATGACGCCACGTTGCAGCTCCACTGGGAACCGATCCGTCGCTGCACTAAGATCATATGACCAGAACCGGGTTTTCCCTCTGGCAATCAAAGCCTTTGCAGGCTTCAATTGATCGAAGGTACCGTCGGTAGGAATTTTACCTAGTATATGAAAGAGCAACTTGTGAACCGGCGCCATGATCATCTGCGTAATAGCATCCACCATTGCGAAGACTCGGATCTTCCCTGCTGGCTCGACCTTGAAACCTAGTTTACCTAAATCAAAGGTTCCACCGAACCCCGGTAAATCCCGGGGGTACTGGCTGTCGCCAGGCCTCCAACATGGGGTATCAAACTCATCATCCCATAAGTCTGCATGTCGGAGGAAGTCAACGGATTTCCCCGAAAAGTCAAGTAATCGGCGTATAAGCCGATCTCCGGATAGTTGGAGCCACTCCTGGAGGAGCGGGTACAGGCTATCTCGGAATCTAACCTGCCAGACCATAGCAGACGTTAGCACTGACCCTGAGGAGGTATTACTGTTTGGGCCCGGCCCAGCAAGACCTCCCTTACCTGAGTTTGGTCCCGATGTCGGTATCGCCATATATTTCGGAGCTAAGTCCCAAGGGTACCGTTCCCAAGCCGTAGGTGACCAGTGCGCGGCCAATAACGAGGAGAAGGCCCGTAGACCCTCACCCTGGTACACTGGCGGTACACCCTTTCGGGCGCTTCGACGACACTTATACCATAACTTGGCGATCCCGGGCGATACTATTTCCAGTAAGACCCCGAAGAACTCGTTTAAGAACAGGTACCATTCCTGAAGAAACCTAGGATCCATGGAAGTGGGTCTAGTGATCGTCTCGAGTTTCAGCTTTCCGGGTATATCGATCACTCGATATAGTCCAAATAGCGAAAGCCAGATTCTCACGGTCCAGATGTCCTTAGACCTTATTGCCACTCTCATGGTCTTCGGGATTAAACGAGGAATACCACCGGCAGTCCGAGAAACCGCGCAACCTAGTTCCTGAGCTGATGTAATCCTCTGACCGTTTGCACTCTGTTGCAAGAGCACAGAACAAGCCTTCAGATACTTGACCACGTAGGTCCAGCCGGAATCGCGCTGAATACGGACAACAAATTTTGCGTACTGGAAGGTTGCAGTACACCACCGACGAGTCATTCCACCGACCCTCAAGTGCAGCACTCGTGAGAGGGCTGCACCCAAGGCTCGACCACCTTTTAAAGTGGTCTGCCATTGAAAATGGGCTCCAGTAACAATCTTGGAAACAGGAACAATGTTACGGAGTTTCATGAGT